CGGCAATTTGTTTAAGTGCGGGAGTTAGGCCTTGACCAAATGCCACACTTACTTCAAATACAGATCCTCTTAGGTTACTTAGACTTTGACTTAGTGTTTTGGCATTTGCTTCGCTTGCGCCACTGAACCTGGTGTTACCTAGTTCGGTTAATTGTTCAACAAGATCTTTGCTGCTGTCTGAAATTGCTACAATGTCGCCGCCAATACTGGCAACCAGCTTGTCACCTTCTCTGCTTACATTGATACCAAATTCTTTAAGTCTTTCAAATTCATTACGGAACGCATCACCTAAGGCTTCGCCTAGCTGTTCAAGACTTTTTCCGCTTGCCACTGCAATGTTAGCAAATGCCTTTAGGTTATCTGCGCTGGTGTCAATACCATTTCGATTAAGAACAATAAAGGCGTCAGTAAGGTCTTGAAGGTCTTGGGGGATGCTACGTGCAATTACTTTAAGATCTGCTAGGGCTGCGTTGGCTGCACGTTGGCTGCCAAGCGATGTGGTCAGAATAGTTTGATAGCGTTCATATTCAGTTGTTGCAGCAACAATATCTCTTGTAAAGTCTGCAATTTCACTTATGGCAAAGGCACCAGCTAGTGCACCCAATGCTGTTCTAATAGCAGTAAGTGACCGGCTGGCATCCGATGTGTCTATATCTAAGTCGTATCTATCTCGTATTCTGGCCATATTATCTTCCTAAGATCCTAGCAATTTCGGCTTTGATGAACTTTATAGTAGGACGCGACATGCCCAGACGCGCTTGTTTACTACTACCTTGATCAAGAGGAACTGCGTAATCGTAATTTGCTTTTATAGTAGTGCCTTGAAGTCTTGTTCGACGACGAGCATTACCAGTATCAATAGGAGTTTCGCTAACAAACTTATCGTGCGCAAGTTTGGGGATACGATCTAATCCTTTGGTCTTGCGTTTAATATTAGGTGCTATTCTGCTGGTGCGTAATCTAAGTCGAGCCTTCATCCTTGTGCCTCTTGTTTCGGACCGAGTCAATCATTGCCTGCATTTCTGTTGGGCTTGGTTCAACTGACTTTTGGCCGCCTTCTTCTTCTCTCATCTTTTCATTCATATAGTGTTCGTATCTTAAAGCAAGATCCGCGCACTTTACATCTATACTATCCCCATCCTTTAACACTGAACTTGGGAGACATCCATATCTCTTTGCAACCAAGTCCAATGTAAGCCAAGCGTTTGTTGGTCCGCTTATGCTTGTAAAGTCTGGGTTACTGTGTTTCCCAAGCTTTTCACTGTGGCCTCCACTACCTTGATCATTACGTCAATTGGTAGTTGATTATCTTTTGAGATAATAGGGGTGCCTTTCTCGTCCAATACCATTAGTTGGACAATTTTGGATAGTTCACCAAAGTTGTTGCCTTCTTCAAGACTGGCCAACCTCATGAAAGTTTCCATGTCTTGACGATCCCAAATGTAGTATTCAAGGCTCTCGCCGTATGCTTCTACAATCTTAGGGTCATCAATGACAATTTTAGTTAGTTGTGGTTTTGTTGCGAGTTGTTGGAGTTTCATCTTTTAATCCTTTTGTCTTTCTATCAATTTATTGACCAATACTATTAAGAAGTTTAATCTGCTTTTGCTCTTCTTAATATCTGCGGTGGCGCAGTTGATCTCGTTATTTGCTTTTGCTACTTCAGCTAGGGCGCTTTGTAACAGCTCTTTATCTGTTTTGTGATCCATTATATCTGACATTCATTGTTCCTTATGTCCATCTATGTATTTATATAATCACAAGAAAGGGGAACCTAAGCTCCCCTTGATCTTGTCACCAATTACGATACAACGTAGTCACCTGTAATTGTGATAGTAATTGGGCTGACCCAAACTGGACTATCAGCACTTACTGTGGGTGCTAGGCCTGTGATATAGCCTTGACCAGTAAGAGTCTTACCTGGACTGCCGTCACTTTCTAAGCCCATAAACAATTCAAATGTGACCAATTGCTTTTGGTTGGACAGTCCAAATACGCCGGCTGTTTGCGCGTCTTCGGATGTTGCACTGCTGTCACCAAAGAATGCAGTTTGGTCAAGAACAATGTTCATTCCCAAGCTGTTGGTTGCAGTTGTGGCAACCTGATTCTTACTAGCAGCATCTAGCTGTGTCCAAGTAAACACATCGTTTGCTGCGTTTACTGTTACGTCTTGTAGCGCGGGTAAATCTAGTCCTTCACTGTCAGTGCCAACTTTTAGGTTAAGCGTGACTTGTGCGGTAGCGTTACCTGGCGCTGGGTAAATATATTTAGACATGGTAGTTTCCTTATGTTATCCTAATGAATTCGTATTCTAGTTCACTAATCAATAGATCACCTTCATAGCCGGTTGCAACAGATACTGTGCGGCTGTTACTTCCGGGGAAGTCTACCTCATCTTTAACTGCTACCAATTTGCTTATGGTGTCATCGTAATTAGCTGGCTTGTTCTTTGCGTCAACTGCAATAAAAACTGTGACGATTGTAGTTGTGTTTTGCGCTCTACTTCCACCATTAAGTGTTAAAAATAATGGCAGTTTAGTTACTTGTTGATTATCAATGTAGATGCGCTTGGGGTTTTTGATATAGACAGAGCCGCCGCTTTCATCAAACGGTAACTCTTCAGTTACACCGTAACCGCTGAGTCCTAATGCTTTGATTGCATTAATAAGCTGTTGTCTCATTATCTAACCCTCTTGAGGCTGTCGTAGTTTCCTGGCTCTTTCTCTTTTGATTCGACTATGCCGTCCTGATCAAAATCATACCAATCACCAACTCTAACCAGCTCCTCAAAAAGTTCATTTGCCTTGGAGGCATAGTAACTCATCTTGGCACGCTCGCTGTCGTCTTCTGTGAAAGTAGCAACTTGGGGAAGGATGTATTCCCCCAAGGTAAAATAGACACATAGATCGGTAAAATCGTTGTATCTATCCTTGATACGATTGATATCAAGCGCAGGAATGTCTGCGGCGGTTCTGATGGATCCACTAATACCTCTTTCGATGTAATAATTTCTCCACCAGTCCGTCGAACGAAACTTATTCATTAAACGTTCGGTGCCGCGGATTAATGCCTCTTCAACTATCTCGTCTGACAAGCCTTCATTACTGTCGAACAGTCTTTGGTCTCTTGATAAGACGTCATCCGCCTCAGCAAAAGATATAATAGTGTCGTCCTGTGTAATAAAAGCCATATCCAGTCCTTATACGCTTACTAGTGAGCTGTCAGCAGTGATCTTAACACCACGGTCGTCTTGCAGGATACCCACACCGTAGTGTGCGCTGGCCACAAGGTCGTCACCAACAAAACTAGCTTTACGCTCAGTTTCGATCATGATGTCGCCGATCATAGCAATACCCATAGCATCTCTGTGGAACACAGCGCCAGTGTAATCACCAACTTCACTTGCATCAGCAACCATGTTGCTTGACTCGTAAATTGGAACACCAAACAATGAACCTACATAGCCAGTTTGCATAGCAATGTTCTGGATAATACCGCCAGCTGGGTTAGCAAAGGTGTTGGTTAGATCAGCTTTCATGTCATAAGCAACGAAAGGGTGAACAACACAGCTAAGCATTTCGCCCGGAACGCCTTTGGCACGCAGACGTGCAATGGCCTGTGCAATAGTAGCAGCAGTTAGTGCAGTAGTTGCATCGCCTGCACCAGTTGTAAAGTTCTTGAACAGAGCCATAAGGTCCTGGTCCATTTTACGTGCAATAGCTTCACCAAACAGTCGACCAATGTCTGCAACCACGTTTGAAGTAGAACTTGCGCGAACAAGGTCAGTCAACAGTGTGCGCTTACCAACTGTTTCTACAGTAAGAATAGCACTGCCAGTTGACACAGTGTCGTTGCTCAGTTCTGACCCTTCAGTAAGGGTAGACGCTGATTGGTTTGGGTAAACAGGAACAGTGATGGTTTTACCAGCGCCTGCGCCCAATGGATAATTGCGAACTAGTCCACGCATGATAGACTGTTCGTTAGCTTGAAATAGTGCTTCTGCTACGATTTGCGGAAGCAGATCCGATAAACTTGTAGTTGTTGATCCGGCCATGATATAGGCTCCTCATTGGTTATATTAATTTATGCCTGCAGACTTTCGGTATTCTGCATAGGCTTTTCTGTGTTCTGGATTGCTCATATCCAATTTGGTAACGTCTAGCTTGCCACCCAGATTCTGACCGGTGTTACTTTTAGTGTTGGTAGTAGAAGGTGTAGCAGACCCAAAGTGCGGGTTTGCATCAATGAACTCTCTAACTAGGTTGTCAACACCGAATGGGTTGCCACTTTCGTCATAACGGACGGCGCCGCTTGAGTCAATTACTTCTAAATCACCACTTTCACCTAGTCTAACTTGGTTAGCAAGTAAGGAACGCACTTGTTCGGGTGCCACTGCTTTGTTGCTGGCAGCAGCATTTAACAAGGGTGTGTTGACCTTATATTCTCTAATCACGTTGTCACGCTTGGATATTTCACTATCTTTTTTGTCAGCAAGATCCTTAAGAGTCTTTTCAAATTCACCACGCTTGATCTGTTCTTTGGTCTCGCGGTCTTCTGCGGCCGTCTTAAGAGCACGTAATGATTCTGGATCACCTAGTCCTTCGTATGGCTTCAACAATTTGTTTTCTAGGCTGCCTCGCATCCTGCCCATCATATTGTCTACTTCTACTTGGGTATAAGTTTTCGCTTCTTTTGTTTCTGCTGCTGCCTGGTTTTCAGATGTGTCACCTGGCGCACCAGTTGCGCCTTCATTCACCAATGAGTTATCATTATGGTCCATTGTTTAACCTCGCCTCCGAAGAGTAGTTGTAAATTATAATTTGTAGATCTACAGTTAAACCTTTCAACTGTTATACGCTTATTTATCAATCTTCCTAAATAGTGTCATTTACCTTTAGGTTTAGGCTTTTTCTTTTTCTTGTCATAGGGCATAAGCATCTCCTTGTGTAATTATTCTAACCTGTGTCATTTACCTTTAGGTTTAGGCTTCTTCTTGTGAGCTGGCATATTATTCTTCTCGTTTAATCCAACCCATACTGTCTAGTTCCATATGTTGGGCGGG